CTCCGCATCTCGCCGATCATGACGAAAATCCTGAACGACCAGAACTATGACCGGGCTTTCCTGAAGGCTAAGAACTATCTTGCCCGCGTCCCGGTATCGCAAAACGAATACGGCGTTGAATACGCCAAAGACCTGCGCTCGCATCACAACCGCGTTAAAGCCAAGTTCGGCGGGCGCATCGGTCGAGACCAGCGTATCGGCGAACCTCGACTCCTGGTTGAGTCAAAGAAAGAACTCGACGATTACATCAAGGAGCGGCAAGCCGCCGTCGGCCGCACCAAGGCTGGCTGGCTTCGTGCGCTTAAGATGATCCCCAAGCCGCTCCGTGCCAATGTCGCCAGCGGTAACTTCGGCGCCGATCTGCGGAACGCCGGATGGATTGCCCGTCACGGTGGCTCGGGTCAGGCCACGGCCTCTCATACTGACAAGAACGCACAGGTGACCATTCAGAACTTCATCGGTAACATCAACGCCATCGCCGTAAAGGCTGACACGATGGCCTTGGCCTTGGGCAACCGCGTCAAGCAGATGGAGTCGGACCTCAATAAATACATCGCCCGCACCAAGCAGAAGATGCGGCTTTGATTACTTGTCGCCGCGCACTCGGATAAACACCGGGTGACGCAGTGACCCCTTTGGCGTCCGCATCTGGAAGTCTACCTCGGCGGTCTGGCCGATGAGCTGAGAGCGGTTAGCCAGGAGTGATTGCCGGGTGGCGTCATCCATGCCGGTGCCGACGCTGACATCACGGCGCCCGCAGCGCACGACGATGTGGCCGGCCATCCCAGCGCACTTGCCCGCGCCTTCGACCACGTCCACAATCTGACCGTCCGTTGTGTCAGCGTCCTTGACCTTGAGCCAAGCCCTGGAGCGGACACCGTGCGCGTAGGGTGCGGCGGTGTCCTTGACCATGGCCCCCTCGAAGCCCTCGGAGGTAAAGCGGACAAAGGCGTCCTCGGGGCTCATAGAGACGCTTGGGATGATCAGGAGGGACGAAGGGTAGGACTGGGCAAACAAAGCCTCCAGCGAGGCACGGCGGGTGCTGTAATCGCCAGCCACGGAGGGCACGTCGAACAGCCAGACCCGGGCATCGTCGGCAGGGGCTTCGGAGCGCAGGTCGCCGACCGAGGTAAAGAACGACTTGCCGGACACGGCCTCACCATCGAGCACCCAGACGCCCTCATGGCCAGAGAGCAGGGACAGCACCTCATCGGCCAGATGGTCAAGGGACGGCATCGGGTTGCCGTTGCGGGTGGCGAACTCGACGCGGCGGCCAGACAGGTCGGCGGTTATGATCACGCGCAGGCCGTCGACCTTGGGCTCGCAGACATAGGAAGCAGGCAAGGTGCCGTCATACAGGCGAGCCAGCATAGGGACGCCACGGCGCTTCGAGCTGCGGGCCTTGGGCTGGCGGGGTACCGCGTCCTCGAAGATGGCGAAGAAGGCGGCTAAGACTGGGTCCTGTTGGCAGAGCATTGGTGGAACGAGTGAAGCAAAGCACCCCTGCCCCCGTCCGTCAAGCCCCTTTCCCTACCAAAGCGAGCAATGGTACAATGGGTACGAAGAGCATCCGTCACATCGTCGAGTCTACCGTCGCGACCTACCTCTCGACCCAGACCGGCCTGACCACCGTCACGTTCCTCACCGGGGACAACAACGCCACCCAGACCCTGCCCAAGGCCGTGGTCCTCTGCGAGTCTGCCCGGGCCCCTGGCGACCTCCCCGAAGGCGAAGGCAACTTCTCCTGCTCGGTCCGCATCACCCTGTTCTCCAATGCCGACGACACGACCCTTGCCGATCACCGCCTACGCTGCGCTGCCCTCTCCGGCAATATGCGTGACCTCGTCTCCATCAAGGCGGCGTTCACAGCTACGGGTGACGCGTCCTGCTATGACGTTACGATGCAGTCCGAAGACGAGGGTATCGACGAACGCTCCTGGGCGACCTCGTTCACATTCGACCTACTGGCGGTCTTCCCCGCGTAAGGTTACCAAACCGAGCAATATCAAATGGCCGCCATCTCTAACGGAGTCACCTGTCTTTACGGTGTCGCAGGAACTGTCACCAACCTCTTCGTGCAGTCCTACAGCCTGTCCTCCTCGTTTAACGCCGAGGCCACCGTCGTCGACGAAGACGGCCTGACCAAGACCCACCGCCTCGACGATCGTAAGTCCGAGATTACGGTCGAAGGTATCTGCAAGACCTCATCGGTCCCGGTGCTTGGCGCATCGTTCAGTTTCACGCTCAAAGCCCTAACGGCTTACCCTGCTGGCGCGGCCTCTGTTTCCTTTTCTGGCACTGTCACCAAGATTGACGAAAAGGGCTCCAACAAGGGCTTCACCGCGGTTAGCGTGACGGCCATCGAGTACGAAGGCATCTAGCCTGCCTAATTGACTTGCCCGAAAGCGGGCTACACTAGGCGGCATGGACAAACGGTTCCTCGCTGCCTTCATCGACCCGGCACCTTTTCGGCTGCTGGGTCGTTCGCTTTACCCTTGGTGCCTCAAGTACCGGGTGCGTCTGATGGCGTTCGACTCCCCGCTGGTGACCGGGTCCCGCGGCATCACCCCCGCCGACCTTATCTTCGCCTGCCAAGTGTGCGCCGAAGAACCCCTGGGCGACATCGGTTGGCGCGATCAGCTGCGTATGCTCTCCCTTGCCCGTAATCCTGCCAAGTTCGAGCGTCTGCTGGAAGCCTTCGCCGGCTACATCCTAGTGCAGGACTGGCCGAAGTTCTGGGAGCAAACGAAGAAGAGCAGCGCTGGGAGCAAAGGAGTGCCGTGGCCCTTGTCCATTATCGCCAACCTCATCACCAACGGCATCGAAGAGAAGCGGGCGTGGGAAATGCCGGAGTGCCAAGCCATCTGGCTTAACTCCGCCCTGGCTATCTCCAAAGGTGCGGACGTGGCGATCATGTCGCCCGAGGAGGAAGCCTTCATGGCTGAAGAGGAAGCCAAGGAGGCCGCGGCCCTTGCTTCCAATCCTGCAAAGGAAACCCCCTGACGATGGCCCAAGACCTGACAGTCAACATTAAGACGACCTCCGACGTCCCGCAGGCGATGGATAAGGCCAAGCAGGCGACGACAGAGTTTGGCAAACAGGCCGAGGCCGTTAACAAACGCTTCAAAGACTCAATCAAGGACATCCTGCTTTCGACTGCCGGCCCTATGGCTGCCCTGGCCCTTGTCACCAACAAGATTAACGAATACTTCGAGAAGATTAAACAGGCTCAGGTTGACGCAAACCAGTCTGCCATTGATGGCATTAACGAGCGCATGGCCAAAGAAGACGTTTTCTATGCCCGTAAAATTGCCCGACTAAAGGAAGACAAAAAGCAAGCAGAGTCTGCCAAGCTTCAGCCACAGACAACCGCCTTTGAGTTTCTGATGAATGACCCAAGGGCTAAAGACGCGTTTGGATTTAAGCCAAGCAAACTGCCAGCCTTTGCCCTTCCTGGAGTTACCCTAGGCGAACAAATGGCTGAAGGGATGTCAAAGAAAGCCAGCGTCCAAGAACAAGTCCGGCAAATCATCGCCGAAGACCTGGCCAAGAACGGCATGATCCCGAAGAGCGGTGAAGGCGTTAAAGACAAGACCGCCACCAACTTCAAAGGCCCCGAGGGCTTCTCCAATGTCGTCGGCGTCGGCTCTAACCCGGTCATGGAGGCGATGGCCGAGCAGACCGAAGTGCAGAAAGAAACGCGCGACCTTATGAAGCAGCTCGTTGATCGCAATCCATTCCAATCCTCTGACTTCACCAAAGACTCTAAATAACTATGGCACGCATCGACCAGGGCAACGCCCTATCCACCGCAATGCTCCAGCCTGGAGCAAAGTTCCAGACCGACGGTTTCGGCCTCGTGACTGGAGTTGCCGTTTACAAGGAAGACCAAGGTGGCTCCAGTGCTTTTCTTGCCCGCGGTTCGGCGTTCGCTGGCCCAGGCGGAGCCTTTTCGTTCTGTAAAGTCCACAAGGCAAACACATCTATAGACTCCCTTGGCCTTGCAACCTACACCGTCGATTACGTGGGCATTAGCGCTTCGGACGCAGTAAGCGCTTCGCTCACCAAGACGCAGATCACCGGCTCGCAGGGACTGACCTCGGAAAGCCTGACGACTCACCCGAACTTCTTTGTATTAGCATCAGGTGCTGGCTTTACCGGCACGCCGATTGCTGGCGTCGGCACTGGCACTTTGGTTGCGCCTGTCTATACGACTAAAACGCTGGTCGGTGGACAAACGGAGTACCAAGGTAACAACGGATCAAGGTTTCAAGAACCTAGCGGTAACAAGTTCCTTGGGTTCAAGGTTGCCGAGTTTAGCGGCTACTACGGCAAGACAAACTACCTTGCCCCGCAGACATCATTCTCCGGCCACTTCTACACGACTACGGCTGGCAACGTCACGGGTATGCGTGATCGCGTAGGCAAGACTAGTGGCACAAATCTTTTCAACGGTATCAAGGTCGTGCCTGACTATGTTGGCACAACCTTTACGAACGCCGGCAAGAACCAACTGCTCCTAGCTCAAGTGTCATTTGAAGATTACGCAGACCTCTATAAGGTCACCTTTGAAGTGCGCTTTAACCGCGAGGGCTACGAGCCTTCTGTCTACGCTCCGCAGTAATGAAAATTCAACCCGGCGTCGGTTATAATTTCGACTCATCTTCCAAGGGCTTCACCTTGGATACTACAGAGCCCTTTCCCGAGCCGATTGCGTCAGTCTATTATCACCCGTTCGAGGTAACGAACCTTGGCCTGAAGCCGGCAACGTCTAACTATTATTTCAAAGTTCAGCCTGGTCTTGTGAATAACCTAGACCCAATGATTGGCGGCACGTCTTTGTTTATGACGCATTTGCCGGTGAGCGATTACCTATACGTTAATTACCAGTGGAACTTTAACGGAAGCACTAATTATTCTTACGTAGTTTTACAACTTGGCTTTGACTCTGCCAACCTTCGCTACCCCGACGACGACGTCACTCACGTCAGCACAAGCCCGGCCTATCCTGTGGTCGACTCCTTAAGCTATATGCCCACGACTGGCGACACCGACTCCTACATCGTCCTCGCTACGGCCTACAAAGACCCGACGAGTAATGTGATCACTGTCTGGCAGGCGGTGACCAAGTCGCTTTGGACGGATCGCATCAAGGTCACCGGCTCGACGGCGCGCTACTACTTTGCCAGCGTCTAATCGCTATGCCGACGCCTCCGACATATACTAGCGCGTTCAGGGTTGTCGGCGGTCTGGCCGAAGCTGTGACAAATGGACAGGGATCTTGGGGCCGCTTCAGGTCGGCGGTAGTTGGCCCTGGCACATACGCTATTAATTACGCGGCGGCGACGTCGTCCTACGACTATACGGTCGCTGCCTATCCCAACATCGGGGCAACGACGGACACCCTCTTTAGGACGTGGTTCCCGTTCCAGCTCCAGCTCGTTTTCAATTCAGGGTCAAACCCTAGTCACCTTGTAGTCCGTGGCTATGAGTTTGGCGACCCTGACGACTACGACAGCCCGTTCGTCGCCGAGGAGGACTTTGCAGCCGGAGTAGTAGGCGCAATCGTTACGGCTTACGATACCAGCACATCGTCGCCCGCTAACTTCACTCTGGCTCTGGAGTCTGGTAATCGTAACTTCATCGCCCAGGACACGGTGACCTTTATTGGCCCTATCACGGCCATCATCCTCCCCTGACCTAATTCAGACCCCCCCCGCCCCCTGCTACCAATCTGGGCAACATTAAGACCCGATGAGCTGCAACACCGTCACCTTTAAGCGCGGCACGAACTTCGGTTCCTCGACCGTCTTTACGCCTGAAGCCCCTCCGGCCATCCAGACCTTGAGCGGCGTGACCGTCACCTCGACCATCGTCGACGCGGATCGCAACGAGTACGACCTGACCGTGGTGGTCGCCGGCAACTTCCTGTCGTTCACCGCGGACTACTCGGGTTCGACCGCTGACTGGGCGATTGGCACGGCCCGCTGGGACATCAAGTTCACTCAAGGCACGACCATCTTCTACTCGGATACCATGCGCCTAGACATCATCGGCCAGGTCACCGTCTAATTTCATGGCCCTCACCATCACCATCCCCGGAGCAGTCGAGACGACCACTGGGTCAACCGCCCCTGCCGTCCTTACCGTCGGCGTGGGCTCCCCTGGCGCTCAGGGCGCGCAAGGCATTCAGGGCATACAGGGCATCCAAGGCGTCACGGGTAACACCGGAGCCACGGGCGCTACTGGTGCTACGGGTGCGACTGGTGCTGGCGTGGCTGTCGGCGGTACGACTGGGCAAGTGCTCCAGAAACTCAGCGCTACTAATTACGACACTGGCTGGGCTACCCCTGCCGCTGACTACATCACGGCGGTCACGGCCCCTCTTGCGGTTACTAGCGGAAACCTGTCGGTCAACCTGTCGACCTACCTTCCCCTGGCTGGCGGCACGATGACGGGTAAACTTTTGCTGCCAACGTCTACAACGTCCTTGGCTCCATTATTCATCTACCCAGGAGATGACCCAGCCACCGCAAACACTGGTGACATTTGGGTAGATAGTAGCGGCGTTATCAGGTACCGCCTATCAGGAACTAGCGAGTTTATCGCATACAGGTCTTGGGTTACTGCCGGCTTTGCCCTAAAGGCCAGCCCGACCTTTACGGGCACGCCCCGCTCTACCACCGCGGCAGCTGATACGAACACCACCCAAATTGCCACCACGGCCTTCGTCGTCGGTCAGGCCTCCTCGACTACCCCTATCGCTACCGGCACCGCGGCTATCGGTACCTCCCTCAAGTACGCCCGTGCCGATCACGTCCACGTTAACCCGCTTCCTGTTAGCGGAAATACCGGGCAAGTGCTAACAAAAGTAGATGGCACTTCCTACAATGTCCAGTGGTCGACCATCATCCCCGGCGATCGCTACCTGACGACCTCGACGACGAGCCTAACTATCAACAACGCCAACAAGACCCTGACCGTTGGCACTGGTCTCTCATACACGCCGACCCAGAACGTCACGATCGCCTACGACGCCTCGAACCATATGCACGGAGAGGTTCTGACGTATGACTCGGGCACGGGTGTTCTTACCGTTGACGTCAATAACCACACAGGCACGGGAACCTACGCGGCTTGGACGGTCAATGTCGGCGGCGTTACCCCTGCGACCTCTGTAGCCTGGGGAGCCATCACCGGCACGCTCTCGACGCAGACTGATTTGCAGTCGGCCCTCGACCTCAAGCTCGCGGCGACCACGGCGGCCTCGACCTACTACCTCCAGACTAACCCGGCGGGATACCAGACCGCAGGAGACTTGAGCAGCGCTCTCTCCCCGTACCTCCTGAGTTCGACGGCGGCCTCGACCTACTACCCACTAGTCGGAAACCCTAGCGGCTTCCTGACCTCGGCCCCGGTGACTTCGGTCGCCGGTATGACTGGCGCGGTTGTCCTGGCTAACACCGACATTAGCGGATTGGGCACGATGGCAACGGCCACGGCTGCGGACTACTCGACGACGGTGCAGGCTGACGGGCTTTACTATCCCCTGTCAGGCAATCCCTCGGGCTTCCTTACCTCGGCGCCAGTGACCTCTGTTGCTGGCATGACTGGGGCGGTCCTCCTGGCTAACACCGACATTAGCGGACTCGGCACGATGTCGACCGCTACGGCTGCGGACTATTCGACGACGGCTGTCGCTAATGGACTTTACTACCCTCTAGCCGGAAATCCGAGTTCGTTCCTCGTCGCGGCTGACATCACCGGCAAGGCCAACCTCGCAAGCCCCTCCTTCACGGGCAACGTCTCGATCAGCAGCTCGACTGGTGCGGCCCTCTTCATCGAACAGACTGGCACGGGCAACATCCTGACCCTGCACGATCAGGCTTCGGACACGACCTTCGTCACCATCGACGCCAACGGTAAGGTCAGCACCATCGCCTCGGAAGCCACCAACGGCGCCGGCTTTAACATCGCTCACGGCGTGGCACCGACGACCCCGGTCAACGGCGACATCTGGACGACGACCTCTGGCCTGTTCATGCGCCAAAACGGTGCGACCAAGCAGTACGTCGACTTGGACACTTCGCAAACCATCAACGGAAACAAGACCTTCTCCAACGCTACGCAGACCCTGGGCAACTCGACGGCCACTGGCACGATTAGCGTGGCCTCGGGTGCGACCATCTCGGCCTCGACCAAGACGGTCAAC